AAAAGATTGGTGGTTGGTCTAAACTTATTGCTGAAACATTAATTGGTGTTGTTCGTGATATGCATGCTTGGTCAGACCTTGATGGTATACGATACATGGCCCTTGGCACAGATAGAAAACTTTATGTTTATTCTGAAGGAGCAGCTTATGATATTACTCCAATAAGAAGAACAAGTGGAACTTTAACAAATCCTTTTACAACCATAAATGCAAGTGCAGTTGTTACAGTAGTAGACACAGGACACGGCGCACAAGCTGGAGATTTTGTAACATTTAGTGGAGCTTCTACAATTAATGGTCTTGACATGAACAAAGAATTTGAAATTACAACTTATGTTGATGCCAATACCTATAAAGTAACTTATACGGGTTCTACAGCTTCTGGTGCTTCAACAGGAGGTGGATCGGTTACAGCAACTTATGATATTAATATTGGTTTAGCAGCTTCTGCTTATGGTTATGGATGGGGAACAGGAACATGGAATACTAGCACATGGAACACACCTAGATCTACATCGACTGTTACAATTGATGGTAGACAATGGTCTTTTGATAATTTTGGTGAGGATTTAATTGCTACTGTTAGTGGAGGTGGAACATATAGATGGGATACATCTGTTGGTACAGGTACACCTGCTGCTATTATTAGTAATGCACCAACTGTTTCAAGATTTACTTTAGTTTCTCCGACGGACCGACATGTATTTTTATTTGGTACTGAAACAACTATTGGTTCATCAGGAACCGCTGATCCTTTATTTTTACGTTTTTCTTCTCAAGAAGATTATAACACATGGACACCAAAAGCAACAAACACATCTGGTTCTTTTAGAATTCAAGATGGTTCTAAAATTATGGCAGCCGCTAGATCTAGAGGAGCTATATTAGTATGGACTGATACTTCATTGCATGGAATGCAATTTGTTGGTCCTCCTTTTACTTTTTCATTAAATCAAATTGGAGCTAACTGTGGGGCAGTTTCAAATCATTGTGTTAAAGATGTTAATGGTATTACTTATTGGATGTCTCAAAATTCTTTCTATATGTTTGATGGTGCAGTTAAAAAAATACCATGTAGTGTTCAAGATTATGTATTTAGTGATTTTAATATAACTACACAACCAGAAACCTATTGTGGTCTTAATTCAGAAAAAAATGAAATTACTTGGTTTTATTGTAGTCTTAATGCACAACAAATAGATAGATATGTAAGTTTAAATTATTTAGAAAATTCTTGGTCTATTGGAACTTTAGCTAGAACAGCATGGGTGGATTATGGAGTTTATGAATATCCTTACGCTACCGAATATTCTACAACAGCAACTGCTACTACTCCTAGTATTTTAGGATTAACAGCAGGAGCTTCTACTTTCTTTATACAAGAATATGGATTTGATGCTGATGGAGCAGCTTTAGATGCTCATGTTACTTCAGGTGATTTTGATATTCAAGATGGACAAGAACTACTTCATATAGGAAGAGGAATTCCAGATTTTCAAAATCTAGCAGGTACTGTTGATGTAGAACTTAAATTTAAAACTTATCCTGCATCTTCTACTTCAATAACTAAAACTTCAACTATATCGACAACTACTACCAAATTTGATATAAGGGGGAGAGGTAGACAAGGACAACTAACTATTAAAAGTGATGCAATTGGAGACAACTGGAGATTTGGAACTTTACGTTTGGATGTTCAACCAGATGGAGGTAGATAATGTCAAAAATAAGTACAACTAGATTACCTAATGCAACCCCTGAATATAATCAAACTCAGTTTGATGTATTAATAAGGTTATTAGAACAAGTGATTCAACAATTAAATTTTGGTTATCAACAAGATTTAAAAGACGAATCTACAGCAAGGACGTGGTTCTTTGGCTGATTCTTTTATTAGTAGATCTGGTAGTGCTACAGGAACAATATACACTGTTCCTACAGCTGATCAAAATAGTCAACCCCCTATTTTACCAACAACTGCTTTAGTAAAAAGCATTAAGTTGTCTAATCAATCAGGAGGAGCTATTACAACAACAGTAACTATGTTGGATAGTAGTAATAGTAGTTTAGAAATAGAACTTTATAAAGACAGTTTAGCTGATGGAGCAGAAACAGAAGTTTTAACTCAACCTATTGTATTAGAAGAAGCTGATGCAATTAAATTAACAGGTGCAGTAAAAATATTAGTAAGTTTAATGGAGATAACACAATGACATTTAAAAAAGTACAAGAATCAAAGCAAGTTGGGACATATATGGCAGAAGGCCAAGAAATTCCTATTATTCAACCTGAAGTACATGTTGAAATAAAAAATAAGAAAACAGGAAACGATTATGATTCAGAGGATCATGCAAAAGCAGATGTTGATAATCCATCTACTGACACAACTGAAGATGATATAGAACAAAATGTTGAAATAAAAGTTGTTAAATTACCTGATGTTTTTGGTCAAACCAAAAACGACTAAGCACTACACATTTCACATTCTTCTGGTTCGCTAGAAATCATTACTTGAGATTCTTCCTTATCATGACACTTACAATCTTTTTTATGATTTGCTAATTCTCGTTCTACAGTCATAAGTCTGCTGTGGTAGTTTGCTAATTTGTCTGCTAGGTAAGCGATTGATGCAGATGCCTCTTCTTGTGTCATAATATCTCCTTATTTAAATTTTTGGGGTAAGGATCACTTTACGAGTTTAAAAACTTATTTGCAAGAAAACTTTTTATAATTGTTTCCTTGACATTATTTCTTTTTTAACAGGTCATGAATCTGCTGCCCCTGGACCAATACCATAAAGGCAATGAATATAACAACTGCTAAAATTATTATAAGTAATACTAATTCTGTCATGTAATTCTCCACATATCTGGATGAGGTAAACAATGTTCGGTACTAACACCCTTTTTCATTGTTAAAATTATATCTCCACTAATACTAATTCTTGGATCAGGTTTCAAGTTAGTTTCTGTTTGATGTAATAATATACTAGGAAAAATTACAAAGTCTCCAGTTTTAACTGGAAAGATATAACTAGCAAAATTAAATTGATTCCATTCTTTTATATATTGATCGGTTGGTGGAATAAATAAACCTGTTTGTGCGGCCAGTTCTTCTTCAAATCTTACATTACCCATGTCCTCATTGTGAACATAATAGACACAACTAAAGTGACTAGCTGTATGTTTATGTGATGCTATGTGTTGATTTTGTGTCGTATATGTGGCCCATGCTTTTGTAAAATGAGCATCAAACTTATCTAAATTATATCCTTTAACTTTTAAAAAAGAATTAATATGTTTGCATAAAGGTTTAAACAAATCATCATAATCTTTATCTAAATGTAAATTATCTTTAGCATCATTCAGATCTGTAAAATTTGTATTACCTTCTACATCTGTAGTAGCTGCAACACTACCTGGTTTTGCTTTAACGAAATATTCTACTAAAGGTTTTATCTTTTTATTGATTGATTTGTGATTTTTTAAATGTGTTTTATATATGTTTTTAGAAAAAACATTACTAATGGTAATTTCCTCGGCCATAACTAACCTCCAAATATTCTATTTTTGTTACCCAACCACGAGGTATAGCTATTGCTCCTCCTCCATGATTATCATCTTTGTCTCTACACCATGAACGCATAATGACTACTTTTTCTTTGTTTTCTACTATCATCCAACCAACTTCTTGACATAAAGCTAAAGGAGCATCTTTCATTTCTTTAATTGACAGCCAGCCTGTCTCCGTATCTCTGGCATCAAGCCATGTTATACGAACCATAGGGCATTTATCAATATCAAACTTTTCTGTACTAGACATTATAGCTCTTGTGTTATACCAATATTTTGACTATAATTGTATGATTAAATAGGCATAATGCACAAGTCTAGCCTCCTTGCTGAAAATAAGACAATTCATAATTGCAATAGGAGATATGTTTAAAAATCTAATAAAAAAGGTCAAATCATTTGCCAAGAAAGCTGCCCCATATGCAGGGCTTGTAGCTGGCGCTTTTGGATTAAATCCAATGGCTGCAGCAGGTATAGGTGCTTTACTTGGTGGTATGGGTGGCGGAGGAATGAAAGGCGCCATGATGGGTGGCCTCGGTGGCTACATGGGTGGCAAAATGTTTGGAGCCGAAAACCCATTATTTAATACAGGATTTGGACGAGAACATTTTTTCTCAGATAAAGTTGCACAAAATCTTGCAAACAAAGGTTTTTTAAACAAAGGTGTTTTTGCAAATATGAATCCACTGATTGGTAAAGGTGGAAACATTTTTGACACTGCAATAAAAGAGAAAGGAATGATGGATTATCTTCCATTAGTTGGACTAGGAACAGGTCTTGCTTACGCAGGAGGTTTGTTTGACGAACCACCAATTCCAGAAGATGCAATTCCAAAAGAATATAAATACAATGCAGCTACAGATCCTTTAAAAAATATTAATCAAAAATATGCTAACTTATATAATAGCTATTCTCCAATACCGAGTTCTTCTATCTATGGATATTTAAATAGCATTGGAGCAGGATGGGGAAATAAAAATGGTGGAGTTATGGCATTTGCCGATGGGGGAAGAGATAATCCTCCAATGGAACAAATGATTGTTCCTAATCCTAACTTACCAAGTGCACAAGGTGTAATGCAAGAATCAGGAATATTATCTCTAGAAGAATTAGAAATGTATATTGAACAATTAACTATGATGAAAGAAGCGGGAGAACTTTCACAAGAACAATATCAACAAGCAGTACAAATGGTAATGGAAAAAGCAGGACAAATGAAAGCTGCTGAAGGTGGTATTGCTAAATTTAATTATGGCGGAGAAATCATGGGCCCTGGCACCGGCCGTGAAGATATTATACCAGGAAAGATAGTTGATAAAAACACAGGACAAACAAGCGATATGTTGGTAAGTAATAATGAACATATTATACCGGAGTATACTTTATATGCGATGGGCGGAGGAGACACCGAAAAAGGTCACGACATGATGAATCAATTAAGAAGCCAAACTAAAAAAATAGCTGATAAAATGGGTTATGATTTTAAAGGCGCAGAAAACGGGAGTGTAAATTATGGCTGAGTCACAAGTAATCCAAAATCTACCTCCTGAGTATATACAAAAAGCTTACACAGACCTTATTAAAAATGTTGGAGACTATGCAGGTAGTGCACCTGCATTACCTGATTTTCAATTAGCTGGATTTAGTCCTGCACAGCA